GCCGACTGCTGCTCCCGCTGCTATTGCTGGTGCGCCCATATCTACCTATCAAATGTCTGCAACCGTGGGAAGATTGATAGGATTGTCAAGGGAAGTGCTTGATCCTGCTTCACCACAATAAACCCATCAGAATCATACCCCGATGGAAACTCAATGTCTTTATCCCCTGTGAACAGAGGAACTGCCTCGTTCATACTCATTGAACTGTCCCGAAAAGGGATAAGCTCAAGATTGCTCTCATCTGGCCCGACTTTCGCACCAACCGAATTCAAGACACGCAATGTCAGGTCTCGTATACGTTTTGTCTTGCCCTGTGAGGTTCCCTCTGTCCCGCCAGCTTCGACTCGCATTGTCTGTAATGTTGACTCGTAGGACAATCCGATATGGGCTTTTGTTGTTGAGCGATCAAGCGTGATTGCGCCACTGCTTACAAGCTTGTCAGGATGGGTTGACCCATTCGCAATGATCCGAACATTTTCCCCTTCCAGGTGATTCAACCCACTGATCGTCGTTGCTGCGCTCCCAGAGTAGGTCAAGCCACTGTCAACAAAGAAGGCATTCTCAATATCTGTTCCAAACTCAATCGGCTTCATACGCTCGACATATCGTTTGGTTGAGCCATTGATCGTGCGATTGACCAGAACATAGACCTCGTCCTCAGTAGTCTCAGATGGGATGACTGCAACTGATTCTGCCAGAGCAAAGCTTTGATCTGTCGTTGCCAACCGAGTTGTATCGGTGCTGACAACAGAAAGAAATCCAGACCCTGCTCTTTGCGTTTCCTCAATCGTCACCACATTCGCAGCGGGGTTTGCTACAGTAAAATCAGCATGAGCGTTGACTGCTGTGAAGATGTTATCTGCTGTGGTGTCATTGGATTCATTAGGCCTGAAGCCCAGCGATGAAGAGGGAGACTCACCGCTGGAAGCTTCAGATGTAAATGTTACCGTATTTCCATCAGACTTGGTAAAAGTCAGCGTAGTGCCTACTGCTATGTTCGCAAAATCTGTGACCGTTATAGTACAAGCCCCGCTGACACCGCCAAAAATATGCTCATGCCAAGCGACAACATCTTCTTCCCGCCTGTAGGTCATCCCTACAAACTTTCCGTTTTTCAGGATGCACCAAACAACATTATCTGGCTCTTGCTGAAACGCCATCTCTTTGATCAAGCCCTCTGTGATGTGTTCCGCAAGTAAGGTCATGTCAGGCGCAATATAGGAATCAGTATCAAAGTTGTAGGTCAACTCTCGCAACTTCCGCCCCGCGCGTTGTACAAACAGAGCTACGTTGGCGACAGTAATTGGCTGTATGTCAGCAGAGCCATAACTTGCCTGGCGCTTGATCTGCGTGTTAGTAGGACTGATCGGTGCATCAACTGATCCCGCGCGCACCACAAACTCACCGCCTGACGTTCCAACCAAGAGCTGCCGGGAGCTAGTCAGGTATCGAATTACGTTGACCTGGTTACTTCCGATCGTGTACACCAGGGCCGAGTCGTCTCTTGTGCCGATTGCAAAATCAGTAAAGTCTCCACCAACGGAGAAGAACATGGTCTGTGGGTTTGCTGTGGTGTTGGCAAAAACAAGACGTTGCTCAAAGAATGCAACCGCTGCAGGGAATCCTGTGGTTGTTGAAAATGCTCCAAGAGAGAACTCATCATCAGCTACCAGGTCACCATTAATTGTGACTGTATCTCCTGCTGCCTCATCAACCAGGTCAACGGAAGGCGCAAACAAAATGGTATCAGCGGTGACGGTGACGATAAGCGCAGAAGTCTTGTTGTTGCTGGTGCTTCCGGTGATTGTGACCTTCATCCCAACCTTGAATCCTTCACTCAGGAATCCACCAGCCGAGTCCTGTAAGCGATCATTATGCTCAAGACCCGTTCCACTTGGATCACCCTCATGGAAAGAAATAGTCGTCGCGGTCATCGATGGCATTAGTTCCGATCGACGGTCTTCATTCTCTTTGATCGTTGCTGTGACTGACGTTGCACTTGTAAAAGCAGTGATCTCTGCGAACCCATCATGCAGTTTCACAAGACGACCGACATCCGTAGACGCAAAGGTGTTTGCACTTGCTGTGATGGTTACACCCGTCCCAGTTCTACCGTTAGCAGTCAGCGTTGTTCCATCAAGCTGTGGATCAAGCATTGGGCCTCGACGGAATGCCACATCAGTGATAGTCCAGGCGTCATGATCTGTCCGAGTGATCTGTCTGGGCTTGTGATCTGGATGCACAATAAACATAACATCAGCAGACTGAGCAAACTTAAGTCCTGGTAGCTGAGCAGATGTGTATGTAGTCGTCACCTCGATTGGGTTACTGCTTCCGTCAACAACCTGTCCACCGTCCTTGAATATGCGAAAATAGTTGTTACCAAACTCCAAGACATAAGCCTGAGTGACGTTAAACTCAAATGGAATAAGCCTTGCAGCATTCGCGCTTGTTTTTGTTTCCGCAATGAATTGAGTGCCTGGTCTGCGTGTTGCGCCGCCCTGGGGGACGACAAGAAAGTTCTGAAGCTGTTTCGCACCATTAAAATACTTGGATAGCTCAGTACGGCCATCAAGCTTGGGAGACAACTCACCGGCGGTAAAGTTTGAAAAGGTTGGGCTTGCCTTCGCCATCAGAACCTCGATCTGATAAACGTATCTGCCTCAATGCTACCACTATCTGTGACACTGGTTATGCTGGCTGGAGTTCCCTCAGTCGCATCAACAAATCGAGCTTCTCTAAGTTTTTCCTCATAAACAATACGGAACTGTTGTGCAAGTGTGTTGCTGCCCACAAGTGGATACGCAATATCAGCAGCCAATGCCGCTGCAATCGTTTCGATCAAGAGCGTATCGTATTGATTTGGATCAGTGATTCTCCCGACATACAGCAGATTGATCGTGTCTTCGCTACACAAGATCTTTCTACCTTCTACCCGATACACAATATCATGAAAGTCAAAGCTCAAGACTCGCAGACAAAATGGGTCTGTGGGCAAAGTAAACTGATTTGTAAACTCAAAAGCGGGTGCAGTCGCATCAGGAGCAAGCACCACTCTAGTGATCAAAGGGTTCCAAGGGTGAGCCCTGAACACAGCATCACGCACAAAGTCATAACGCTGGTTCAGGATTCGGGCAGATTTACTGTCTTCGGTCAGTGAGATGATGTTCGACGCACCAATCTGGTTGAGCGCACTGTTACATATATCAACGACTGAAGCCATCGTATTTCCTCAGAAAAGGGGCATTGCTGCCCCTGCCTGTTAGTCAACAACGTAGGTAATAATGAAGGAGAAATCTCCTGCGGTATCACCAGCGGCATCAAACTTCAGGCCGATGAAGTATTGCTCGTTTGGATCTGCTGAAAGACCCGCATCCTGCCATACCTGTTGACCCATCTTGTTGATGTCTCGTGCCTCAAACGCAACCTCTAATCCCACGGTAATTGCACCGCGTAAATCAGTAATCGCACTTGCATACGCATCGTCATCTTTTGCTGTGACCTCGCCATCTGAGGTATACAAACCAACATCGCAGGTGTTGGTTGTCCCAGAGTCTAAGTCATCACAGAAGATCTTGATGCTGATCACCGCTGCATTTGTAGGCACAGGGGCCAACATCACAGTATCACCAGCACTTAGATCGCCAGCGGCCAGAGCAATCGTGCCGCAAGCGACACGCATTGAGCCAGCCAGCTGGTGCGCTGGCGACATGACCTGTGGATCAGCAACAAAGTTTGACGCGAGAGTTTGATTTACATTAGCCATGATTTATCTCCTTATGCGTCTTCATCACAGATGATTGAAACTACCTTCTCTTCTTCCATGCGAGTCGCACCGAAAGTTGCACAGTAGTAAACCTGGGTAGAGAAACTCTTATCAGCGCGTTCCTCAATCCGAGCCATCACATCTTTACCGACCGCCAGCTTGATTCCATCAGAAGCAAACGCAATACAGGTTCGCTCATTGTTCGATGAGTTAAGCGACAAGCGGTTGCTCACTATGAACTGGAAGCCGAGGAACGAATCAATCTGCCCTTGAGCCAAGGCTTTAACAGTATTGAAGTCGCTCGATGTAACCTGAGTCGTTGAAAGCAGTGATGAGATCTGAGCTGGGCCAACCACGATGAAACGTGGGATTGAAGGATCAACTGAGTTCTTGTCCAGAATCTCTTTGGCCGTCAGCAGTTTTGCTATGGTCAAATCAGCATCTGTTCCACCACCATCCGAACCAACATCGCCATCAGCAAAGATTTGCTGTGTTGTTGGCAGTGATGTGCTGGTTGTACCAGCCTTTCCTGTGCTTGCTGTTCCGGTGGCCGCCGAAATAATCGCATCGTCCATTGCTCGGCCAATCGCGTTTGCGGCTGTTTGAGCGTAGGCTGATGTCGGATCAATCAATAAACGAACCTTGTCAGCATCATCAATCAGATCAGCCCATTCATACGAATCCATCGTAACCATACGCCTAGAGTGCGGAGTATCCACAATCGGAGTATCTGAATGACGCGATGTACGCTTGATGGCTGCTGATGCACCAATCTGATCAAAGAAAGCTTTTTCGCCTGTGACAGACTCCTCGCTGACTGCACTACGCAGTAATGATCCACGCTGCTGCGAGAGCAGAGTGACATTGCTGGAGAACTGATTCACAAACGCAGTTGTAATTTGTGTAGACATATCTGTCCCCTTCCACTTAGCTAGAAAAAACGCCTTCTCGCTACCCTGTGAAACAGGACGATTATTTATTCAATTGTAAACAGTACTCTGTCAGCGCCAGGGGCTTCCGCTTGTCCTGGATTCTTTTTCTTTCGTGGTGACGCTGCCTTGGGCCGAGGCTTATCAAGGGGAGCTAAGCACCACTCCAGATTCTCTTGCGCTGCTTTCAGTCGATCCTGAAATACAGCGCCTGTTCCATTCTCTAACGTCAAACGCAAAACTGCAAGCTTAAACTCACGATCATCCATTGAGAGTCTCATCTGGATACAGCATTTCCATATACTTTCTGACCTCTTTTACATAATGATCATGCTGTGCATGACGACCATCAAAGTATGGACTGTCTTTTGCTCGAAGCTCTCGTAGCTTGTCTTGCACCTCTGCGGGTGTCATGGCGTTGGTTGATTTCGCGCCAATGATTGTGTCCTCGCCAACCTTCTCGGCAATATACGAACCGATGTTTGCTAGAAGCCTGATGACCTGTGGATTGTCGCCCATCAATGTGCCATCTGCT